ATCTCTTGGCACTCCATTGAATCCTAATACAGGGGAAATGGAGCAAGGGTATTTTAATGATCTCACTGCTGCTTACCCAAGTTTTAGAGCGCCTTCTCCACATGGGGGAGGTAAATTTCGTACGCCTTCTGAGATGTACTCTGGTACTACGAAGCAATGGTCTCCTATAGCTGGAACCGAAAGTGGTCAGTATAGTGAAATTGTTCCTTTTGCAGCCTTTCCTGTTACGAATGAAGAAGGAATAACTACGGTATATGATGTGGAAGGAAATGTAATCGACCAATATGAGAGTGGGGATGACTGGGTATCTGGAGGTCAGCCTACACGAACTGGAGAGCAAGCACAACGAGACTCTCTAAGAGCAAGACAACAACAGTTGTATGGTTCTCCTGATTATGTAAGACGAGGTGGTGCGCCTTATACTTTTCCGGGTGGAGAAGATGAGATGTTTGGGTTTGAAGAACCCCTTACTGCATTGCCAGCTTTTTACGACGAAGAGACAGCAGCGTCTTTTAATAAGAGGTTTGCGGGCACAAGATATGGCGAAGTAAGACCCGGCGATCCCTTTCTTAATCCCTATACACCGTATGGTGATATGAAACCTACTGGTAATATAGGAATGACCACTACTGGAATATCAGGTGGTGCGTTTAAACCCGGTGAAATACTTCCTCAGAATTACTTACCTACAGGGACGACCGGGGAATATTTTAGTACTGGAACATTTGATCCCGTCAGACGACCTGATATGATTAAGGTTCTGCAAGGAAGTCCGGAGAGTGTTCTAATTCATGAAAAATATCATGGTGCGCAAAGGGCAATAGCGGAAAATTTTGTAGCATGGCAAGATAAGGTAATGGTTGGGAATACGCCTTTAATTGACATTATTAGCAACAACTGGGGTTGGGACACAGTGGCGATGCATGCTGCAATTTATGCTGGAAGTCAAAATATGCTTCCAAAAGAGATTGACGCTATAATTAATCATAAGATGTTTAAGGATATTGATTCTGATACAAGTCTTAGTGATGCTCAAAAATATTCTAAGAAGTTGGCAAGAGCTAAAGAAATTTCTAAGGCGATGAATGAAGCTTCTCAACTTATTTTGAATTCAGATGATATTCAACAGCGACCGACTGGTCAAGGTATACAAAGTGACTGGGGCAGTCCGTGGAAAAATCCGGGAGGATAAAATGCCTAAAGTAGGAAGGAAGAAGTTTGCTTATACAGCTGCCGGTAAAAAAGCAGCCGCGAAGTATGCCAAGAAATCCGGAAAGAAAGTGAAGAAGACTAAAGGTTACTAATGCCTAAATTCACCAAGGTGAAATCCAAAAAAGGACAGGCCATTGGCGCGACTCCCGGAGGATCTCCCGGTCGTTTTAAAAGTAGAAAGAGACTTAAAACGACAACTTATAAAAAAGTGAAGAGAATTAAACCATCGTATCCCACTCATAAGAATAGAAATTTCAGGGGCGATTAAGTGAAAAAGTTTCTAACAGGGATAGCTATTGCCATAGCTATGCCGGTCGCTCACGCAGAGCAGAGACAGAACGTGCTGCCCCCACCGGGAACTCAAGCCGTACCCGCACAGTTCATGTTGTACTGTAGCCGTGATTTCGCCGGGATGTTCCATTTCTTTGAGCATCAGTATGGGGAAGTTATCAGGGCAATCCTGACTAAAGCCAGAAGTGGGGTAGACATCTACCTGACTGTGGATAGTGGAGAAGATGGAACATTCAGCCTAATAGGGGTAAAGGATAACACCGCTTGCCTCATATTCTCAGGTGGCCCGGTACTCTGGTCTGATGACAGGCCAGCAAACAGATCAGACAGGCATGAAGATGTTTTAGGGGACGAATTATGAGCGAGGTTAGCGATCTTGAGATTGGAAAATTAATTCAGAAGGTCGACAGCCTTGAGACTATGGTTAGAGAGCAGAATGATCGTCTGGACAGATTAGACCAGCAACTAGAACGCACCCGTGGAATCGGAATTGGGGTGGTATTAGCTACTGTAGGATTGGGTGGGCTTGGTGGCTCACTGTTCACAAGGTGGCTAAGTGGCGGCGGATGATGTTGTTGCATTAAGCGACAAGACAAATGTGGGAATGCCTATAAGAAACCTTATAGGTTTAATCGGTACGGTTTGTGTAGGAGCGTGGGGATACTTTGGAATCCTTGAACGGCTTAATGTAGTAGAAACTAACCAAATACTTATGTCTGCCGATGTAACAAAGAACTCGACCTTCACTGAGAAGTGGCCTCGGGGTGAGTTAGGGGCGCTCCCTGCTGATGCAGAGCAGTTTATGTTGATAGAACATTTATCTGGAGAGTTTGAAAAGCTACTAAAGAATATTGAGGACGGTAACGCTCCGTTCGATAGGCAACAGGCGCTTACCCTAGACTTCTACCGACAGCGAATAGAAGCGCTGGAGTCCAAGGTAGAGATACTCAAAGATAAGGTAGCACAGATAAAATTTGGAAATGGAGCAGCACACTAGGGGTATTCCCCTAGTATCGTGGCGGGATTTCCCCGCTTAAACTTAGGTGTAAAACAAAGGAGTAAATATTATGGTACATTCAATGTTATTAAATAATCCACAGGTTCGAGCATTAGACAGATTTTTCGAGACAGCAATGGGCAGAGATTTAAGCCCCTTCGCCGTAATGGATCGAGTGCTTGACAATGTATCACAGAATGTTCCGCCCAAAGACGGCACGGAATTTACTGTGTACAAGATGGTTCCTGTCAACTATCGCGTAGAATATCAAAAGGATGGATCAGTCCACTATAACATCGTAGAAAAAGAGGAATCAACAGAATAAATGGAGGTCATGTTCGTACTGCTGTTATATATAAACGATAGCCTAAAGGAATACATGGGTCACTGGGAGAATCCAGCTACTGGTCAGTGGGCTGAAATGGGGATGTCTGGATGTCTAAGTATGAAACGTACTCTGAAAAGAAATGGTTGGAAAGACACGGCATCTGGAAAGACTCGGTTTACTTGCGAGAAGAGAACGGTCGAATTAAAAACAAACAGAGAAGGAAACATCGTAGTGGCAAAAGTATTATGAAAAAACATCTAGAAGATGTTGGTATGAATTACACAATGCACTTGAGGTTTGCATGGATACTCGCTTTGAAATTATTTCTTTTATCATTGATTGCTTTGGTTCATGGAATATTTCCTTTTATCTTAGTCCATTTGGTTTCTGATGGAGTTAAGTCGTTAGATTCAGAATTAAAGTCTAGGGATCATCAGTGACAAAAATACAAAGAATAATTTTAGGGCATTATGAAAAATTGTGTGGACCAGAAATGGCCTTAAGAATAATAGGCAACCATAAAAATAATTTTAAAATATTTTTAGGAGTTGTAGAGAAGAAGTTAGAATCCAGAAAACCTCGGGAGAGTTATGAGTGATTATTACGGAATCAGCCCAGACCAAGGTAGACCAGACTTTGAATTATGGACTGTAAAGAATTTATATTCCCAGTTTGTATGATTGTTTTGATCTTAAGTATACCCATAGGAATCGTTCTGTGGGTTAATCATGTACTAGAAATGTAAGGAAACAAAATGGAAAAATGGAAAGAATTAGGCAAGAGAAAGAAGTTCTGGGTAGCGGTTGGCGTTATTGTTGTACTCGCAATAATCGGCTGGGCTACTGGTTGGTGGTCATCGCCACCTCCTGCAGTCTAGTAGGATGCTCACACCTGAAGACAGGGCTGGCAACGAGCGCCATTGTCGGTGCGACGACTGCCTTAGTTCCGGCTGCGATTGTTGCTCCAGCGGTTCTAGGGGGAGTGACGGCTGCGACTGTCTCTGCGATAACTGCGGGACCGCAGACTAAAGGAGAATCTATTAACGTGAATGCTGACACAGTTGTTCAAGAAGCCCCTGCGAATTTCTGGACCCTGTTGGGTCAGCTAATAGAAATGGGGGGTTGGGCTTTGATTTTGATAGTAATAGTTCCCATGGTTTTTTCATGGTTAATGCCCGGTCCAATCCAGTTTAAGGGTAAAAAGGGCAAAAAATAATGGCTCGTAGCATTAAGTTAGAGTATGAGCGCTATGGCTCTAAGCCGGAACAAAAGAAGAACAGGGCTGCTCGTAATACAGCTAGGCGAAGATTAATTAGGTCTGGAGCAAAGAAGAAGGGAGATGGGAAGGATGTTCATCATAAAGATGGAAATCCAAGAAACAATTCTCGAAGTAATTTAACTATAGTTAGTAGAGCCAGTAATAGAAACAAAAGCCCCGGTAGACCTAAAGGGAAAAAAGATAGTACACCAAGGAGAAAACGTGGCAAAAAAAAGTAAGTTTGAAACTATCTGGACTGACATAATGAGTCGTCGAGTTGAAGGTTTATTTGATCAGGGTGGAACTATAGTCGAAGCCTCTAGATTAATGGGAATACATCGTTCTACATTTAATAGATGGGTAAGTAGCACAGGCAAAGATAAGCAGAACTTTAGAGAAGTTGTTGAGATTGGCAAAGAAGCTGCTGAGGCTTGGTGGATTAGACAGGGTAGAGAAAATCTAGATACACGAGGTTTTAATCACGGTCTCTGGTTAATGAATATGGTTAACCGTTTTGGATGGACTTCTTCTCATAGCAGGAAGGAAGAGAAGAAGGAAGTTGAACATAAAGGAACTGTTGAGGTTAAGAAGAAAGTAAATGTGGATGCTATTCTTGAAAAGGCTATTAACATGGGTATCCAAGAAATGGAAAAGAGCATCCATTAGGGGGCGCAATGATTTCGACAGGAACAAAGGTTAATTCACTTTCTGGACGGGGGTTTGATTCCCCCCGCCTCCACCAGAGGATTTAATTATGGCTTATGGTGACGAACAAGAACAAGATTTTGGGCAGAGCGTAGACACGGGCGGTGGGTTTGATCCATCTGCTGGTGTTGCTGGTGGACCCGAAGCCCAACCGATGGATTCAGCAACTGCAATTAGTGGAATGGCTGATATTTTGGAGCAAGGTGCAAACGATATTCAAGCCGCAATAAATACTGGATTTGACCCATCCGCTAGTGTTGTTGGCGGTCCTGAATCTCAACCTGAAGGCGCGGGAATGAATACTGGGTTTGACCCATCTGCCTCTGTTGCCGGTGGTCCTGAATCTCAACCTTCTGTAAGTTTAGATAGTCTTGGGTCTCAACCCTCTTTGGAAGAACTTTCTGCTGCTATAGGAATTGATCCAGCGTCTCTTGGTTCTGGTGGCGGAGCAGTGGAGGGCGGTCCAGAAAGTGGTCCTCAAGATCTTATTGGAAGCCAAATGGCGGAAGAAGAGGAAGTAGCGCCGGGTCAAGAGGTTGCTACCTTCCTTTCTGACTTTAATCAAGGAATGACTGCTCAGAGTCCAGCTGGTGGTGGTCATCCTGATTGGGGCATGAGTGGTTCTGCTATTCCTAAGGGTGCCGAACTAGCTGTTGCTAATATAAATGCTGCAGGTGGTCAGGGCGGTGGTGCAGGTTGGATTAATCCTAATGATGAAATGAATGCTGAAAGGCTATACGATGCCATGCGACAGGATAGAGAAGAAGCCCTTTCGTCTACTAATGCAGATATGTTTAATCGAGGTAATCCATCCTTTGAAGAACTTGAGGCGCAATTTAGCACTTCTCCACATCGAATGACTGCTGAACAAGCTGCTCTTTCCGCTTCTGGTGGCCCTATAAGCGGTAGTGACATAAGAAGGCAAGAAGAATTAGGAATCACCCCTAGTGGTGGACAAGGTTGGGTTGATCCTAACGCTCCCGTTCCGGGTTCTTTTGAGGACTATATTCAGCAAGGGGCAAATCTGCCGCATAAAGATTTTTGGGATCGAATCCCCGCTACTGGTGTAGCGCCTACTGGTGGTGGACAAGGCTGGGTTAATCCTAATGCTCCTTTTGATCCATCCGCTCCGGTTGTAGGTGGCGCTCCAGCACAGGATACTACTCTTGCACCTCAATACTCTGAAGAGTCTCCCGGTTATCAAACTCACAATCAGATGTATCCCGGTCATCGTAATGCAGCAGCAATGGCTGGAGTGGCAAGTATTAGAGCGCAATTTGATGGAACTCATAAAGCGTGGATTGAAGGGATCAACAAGGATATGGAGAAGCGCGAGATTGTGTTAGACCATGCAATTAATGGGGTTAGAACAGGCAAACATTCCTCTGGTAATTGGAAAGAATACAATGATCTCTTCACTGTAGGAGAAGATGGAGTGCCGAGAGATTCTAATGGAGTTGCCATGTTTGGAACTGATAAACAGGCTCAGGCAGGAATAGGTGGAGTTCTCCAAGGTCTTTGGGGTGGTGTATTAAGCGGGGCGCAAAACCTCTTCAAGCCTAAGACAAGTTCTGGCGCACCAGCGCAATTAAGGTATGATATTGATATAGATCAATACGGAAAACCACGAAAAGATATGCTTGGGGCTGTATCGTATGGTGCGTCTGGCCCTCATCCGGGTATAGAATCTGGTTATATGGGGGGTATTCAAAACGCCCAAGAAGGTAGGACTATAATGGATTTGGGGACAGGCGGAAACGAAATTCCTGTCGTTGATGCCACAGTGCAGCCAACTGTGCAAGGCGCGGAAGACCCATATGCTAATTTAGGTTATCCTGATTATGCTAGTGGAAATATACCAGATAACATAAGGCAAGCAGCAACAGTTGGAGACGATACTCGCGGGGATCATCCAGTTGATATGATTCGCTCTACTTATACATGGGCTGCTTCATTGCCCAATAGTGTTCTTTTTAATGCTGCGAGATACCCAGATTATCTGAGACTTCTAATAGAGTATGATGCAGCAGGAAAGGACTTGCCGTTGGAAGTTCCAACGTGGATATTAGAAGGAACAGCTAGGCCAGCGGAAGATAATGAAGAGATTCCTAGTTATGCTACCCAACAGCAGTTATCTTGGGCTACTCCAGCTTGGATGACATAACGTGCCTATAAAGAAAGTTAAGGGCGGTTATAAGTGGGGTAATAGAGGAAAGGTTTATAAATCCAGACAGGGCGCTGAAAGACAGGCTCGTGCAGCTTATGCTTCCGGCTACAAGAAGAAGAAGTAGGGTGCTAGTGTGTTGCCTGTTATAGCAGATAGCGTCAAACATAAGAATAATAATGCCGATGCTGCACAAAAGTTTGCTGAATGGGCGCACACTGCGCCCTTTGAACTTGTTTTGTTGGCATATGCTGATTGTCATGATGATCCTAATATTGACGATTCTTTCATTAGGACTTTGGGTCAGTTGGATCGTTATTACCTTGGGGTCTTTTTGTGTAATCGCCATGATATGGTTCATCCGTGGATTTATGAAAGATGCAGAGAGGTAGAGGCTGCTCCAGATAGTCATTTAGATTTATGGGCGCGATTCCATTATAAAAGTTCAATCATTACGTTTTTAGGTACTGTTCAGGAAATTTTATGTAACCCAGATATAACGATAGGTTTGTTATCGTATTCCGCTAGACAGGCAAAACCATTTTTACGCCAGATAATGCAGGAATTCGATTCCAATGAAAAGCTTAAACAACTTTATCCTGATATCCTGTGGCAGAAGCCCAGACTTCAGGCTCCCAAATGGGCTGAGAATGAAGGGATATGTGTTAGGAGATTTGCTAACCCGAAGGAACAAACTATTGAGGCCCACGGACTTGTGGATGGTCAGCCTACTGGACGACATTTTGATCTTATCATTTATGACGATGTAGTAGTTCAGGAATCGGTCAATACTCCAGAACAAATAGCAAAGACGACACTCTCTTGGGAATTGTCATTAAACTTAGGGTCCACTCATAATCCTCGTTATCAGTATGCGGGTACTCGCTATTCTTATGGCGATACTTATGGAACGATTTTGCAACGGGCAGCAGTGAAGCCCAGAATCCATCCTGCAACTGTAGATGGGAAAATGGATGGAGAGCCTATCTTTCTTCAGCCAGAAAGATGGGAAGAAATAAAAAAGACAACCTCTACTTATACCGTAGCTTGTCAGCAGCTTCTAAACCCAATTGCTGGCTCAGATGTTTCATTCAAAGAAGAATGGTGGACTGAGTGGGAGATTCGGCCTTACACGTTGAATGCTTATATTATGTGCGATCCGGCTCATTCTAGAAAGAGGGAGTCGAATAGAACTGCTATAGCTGTTGTGGGAATTGATGGGAACTATAATAAATTTCTTCTAGATGGTATTTGTCATAGGCTTTCCTTGTCTGAAAGATGGGATGCTTTGAAGATGCTTAGATCAAAATGGAAGAGAGCGCCGGGAATAAGAGAAGTCAAGGTTGGATATGAAAGATACGGGGCGCAGTCGGATATAGAGCATTTCAAAGAAATGATGAGGATAGATGGAAGTTCATTTCCTGTTTACGAATTAAATTGGACAGGTGGCGGTGGCCCCCAGTCTAAGCGAGATAGGATTCAAAGATTAGAGCCAGATTTAAAGGATGGTTCATTTTTCTTTCCTTATCCAACAGACGAGAAGAGGCTGACCTCTCATCAAAAAGATTATAAAATAAAGAAACAAGAATTCTTAATATCTAAAAAGATTTTAAGAAAAGATGAAGAAGGTAAGGTGTACGATTTAGTCGATTGGGTTAAGAGGAATGAGTATATGTTATTCCCTACAATACACCCAGACTTTTTAGACGCGCTTTCCAGAATATATGATATGGACCCGATGCCTCCAATATCAAGGACTAGGCATTCCTTAGAACCTGAAGCAGAGGCGAGATTTTAATGAGAAGATTTAGAATTGGGGGAAGGAGGGTAGGACCACCACGCAGAGTCGCCTACCGCATGACTAACGGAAGGAAGTTCTACGAAAAAAGTCCAAGGACTTTTCCTTACGGGGATATGCCTTATTTTCAGGATTACTATGTAACTACAGGATACGTGAGTGACGCATAATGGCAACAATTACATTAAGAGAAACAAAGGGAAGTCCCCTTACATTTGCTGAGGCAGATGGAAATTTTACTAATTTGAATGATGACAAGCAGGAGACAATTCCTAACTTGGGTCTTGCCGCCTCTGCAGATATGGCTGCGGATAAAATATCTTTTTATGATACATCTGCTGCAGCTACAAGGTCAATTCTGTTTGATAAACTTACAGCCTTTACGGAAAGAACTCTAGTTGTTAAATGTGTTGCCGACACTATCGGGCCTTCTGTAGGAAATGGAATTACGCATGTTACAATCCCATCTACACTTGATGGAAAGAACTTACAATCTGCTCAAGCGCATGTGTATACGGTGGGTACTGGAAGCACTACCACTGTTCAATTGCATAATTTGACCGATGGTCAGGATATGCTCTCAACCCCTATAACTATTGATGCTAGTGAGAAAGATTCTTCTACAGCAGCAACACCATCTGTTGTAGGTTCTTATGGGGGAGTTTCTACGGCTGATGTTATTAGAATAGATGTTGATGTTGTGGCTACAGGCACATTGGGTTTAGAGGTCAGAATGGTGTTTAATACATGAGTTTACAAATAGGCGTTAATTCGGAACCCCCTTTGGTTGATGTTAAAAAATTACATCCAATACCAGAAATTCTTTGTGAGGTAAATGAAGATAAGGATAAGATAAGGGAGAATATAAAATTTAATATAAAATTAGGTTTACCGCAGGTTAGGCCGTATGAAACCCAATGGGAAAAGACTGTAAATTTGGTTTGTGGAGGCGCTTCTCTAAACGATGAAAAAGTTTACCAACATCTTTTGGATAAATACCTTAGGGGCGTAAAAGTTATTACCGTTAATGGTTCTTACAAATGGTGTTTAGATGTGGATATTAGACCGTCTGCTCAAATTGTATTAGATAGTAGAGAGTTTAATAATAGATTTGTTGACCCGGTTATTGATAAGTGCAAATATATTATTAGTTCTCAATGCCATCCATCTATGTTTGAAAAGCTTAAGGATAGAGATGTTTATATATGGCATTGTGCTGGTGATGATAATTTCGATCTTTTGAAAGAAACTTATGGGGATGATTATTTTCCAGTGATGGGTGGTTCTACAGTTACGTCTAGGGCTATTCATTTGTTAAGAATGTTAGGGTTTCCAAAGTTAGAAATTTATGGATTTGACAGTTGTATTATGGAGAATCATCATGCGTATGAACAATCTGAAAATGATGATGAACCAGTTTTAAATGTTATGGTATCTGGGAAAGAGTTTAAATGTACTGCAGCCCATTACCATCAAGCAAAAGAGTTCGTTGATATGATTTCTAAAACCGGCGAACATTATGATCTGGCTGTACATGGGGATGGCCTAATTTCTCATATAATTAAAAACCCCCATACGTTGAAGAAAATAGAGGAGGTAGAATAATGGCTGCTACTGCTTGGAGTTTTTATAATTCCTTTAGGGAATATATAGGCAATGGTCAGTTTGATTTAGATGGTACAAGTGTTGGGTTTTATTTGTCACTTCATACTAGCGCAGGAAGCGCTAATGTAAATAATGCTGCTTTATCTACATATGCGTCACTCGGAAGCGAGGTAGCGAATGGCAATGGTTATACTACTTTAGGTGCGTCTGTTACGTCACGGACATGGGCTTCAGTAGCTACTGACAAGTATCGTTTTGATTCAACTGCTGTTGTATGGACCGCTACTGGCGGAACAATTGCGAATATTAAATATGC